GCAGCTCCGTTGCGGGCACGTAGGTGACCGCGGCGCCTATGGCCGCGCCGGTCCCGGGCAGCACGGTAAACGGCGCGTTCAGTTGCACCGTGCTCGCGTCCACGATCGCGGCCACGAACCGGATCTCCCCCGCGCATGAAACCGCCTGCCCCGCGCGCAGCCCGTGCGGCGCGGCGAACCCCAGCCTTCCCGCAGCCGTGCTGGAGGCCGCGCTCCCGCCGGCGAACTGCAGCGGCGCGCCCCCGAGGGCCGCCTGAAACAGCGGGCCATATCCCGGGTTTCCCGCCGCTTGCTGCCAGCTCGTCATGTATGTCTGCAACTCGAAATTCGTTTGCAGCCGGCCGCCCGGCGGCTGGCCCGGAAACGTCCGGCTGCCCGTCTTGTCCTTCCGCTGCGCCGTCGCGAGTTTCTGCTGCACCGTCAGCTTCAGAGCCGGAATCCGGTTGCCGGATGTGATCTCGCCCACCTGGCCGTAGCTCGCTTCCAGCGCCGTGTAGAACCGGTTTGCGTTAGATGAAATATATGACATACTAGCTAACACTCACTCCAATCTCGAAGGTGACCTTGGCCACCTGGATGAAATTCTTTCCGCCTTGCTTGACGGCTCCGAAAGACGCTTCGTAGCCGCCCGCGTAAAACATCCCATTGCCCCAATCGCCGCGGTTCGCGGCCAGCACCTGCGTCGCGGCGTCCGTGTAGAGCTGCAAACTGTCCTGGAGCCCCTCCAGCCGGTCCTGGGAGTGTCGAACCTCGATGGTCATCTGAGCCGTGCCGGAGAATGTCCGGAACTTCTCCGTCAGTTTGTTCGCCACCTTCTCGCAGTACACGTTCACCATCGGGTACTTCACCGTGCTGCTGCGTTCGGCCAGGTCCGCCGCCACGTTCTGCGCGCGTACCTGCGCCAGGTCCAGCGGACCGGCCAGTGCCTGGTCCGCTTGCGTGAGCGCGGCCAGGCTCGAATTCAAGCCGCCGGCGCCCGTGATCAGTTGCATCACTTGGGCCGTTGTTGCGCTTCCAATCTTTGCCGTCATCAGCCCCTCTGGATCATTCGTGGAACCGGCTTCAGATAACTGGGGCGTTGCCCCGTTCCCGGCGGCCGCCCCGCCGCCAGGGTCGCCGGCTGCAGCCAGGTCTCCCCGATGGCGATGGGCGATCCGTTTTGCAGCGCCATCGAATCGGGACCGGTGCCTACATAGACGTTCCATCCCGCCGCGGTTCTTGGCGGAGCCCCGGCCGGCTGGACCAGCAGCGAGCTCCCCGCGGTCGCGACGGTGGCCGGTATGGCGCTGGCCCCGTCTTCGCCCGCCGTGTTGACCCAGGACACGGTCACGTAGTAAGTCCCGTCCGGCAGCGGGGTGCCCGGCGCCGGGGCCGCCGCTGCCGTAACCGCCGGCGTGGCCGCCTGCGGCACGGGGACCGACGCTACGCCGATTCCGGCCGCTACCAGGGTTTCGTACGCCCACTTCGCCCGCACGTGAAACTGGTCGCGCTTGCCGGCGTAGCGGTCGTTCAACTGGTTGTTGTACGCATCGCTGTAGACCATTTCCAAGCTGCGAAAGGTGTGCCACAACCTCAACGCCGGCGTTACCACTACGCTGCCGAGGCCCGGCTGGGGCGCAACCCAGAACAACTGGTCCACGTAGCTTAACCTGGTCAAGAGCTCGTCCAGCTCCAGGGCCAGTTCGTCCTGGGCCAGAGCCAGTTTCTGGGCCACGTCGATTCCCTCGACGCTGGCCACGTCGAGAAGCTGCGAATCCTGCGCTGTCAGGTCTTCCATCGACGCAGCGGGACCGTCTGTGAACAGAGCCATGTTCGATCACCTAGTCCTGGGAGGGCCCCGGGGCACTTTTCAGCTTGTTCAATTCCGTGGTCGACACCACTGTGAACTGCACCTTGGCCGCCGCCGCCGCCTCGTCGGCCGCTCGCTTGGCTTCCGCTTGCCCCGCCCGGAACGCCTTCGCTTCCTGGGCCGTAGCCAGGCGCGCCGCGCCTTCGACCAGCATCTTGGCGGCGATGCCGGGCGTCACTTCCGTCAGAACCCCCGCCTTGCCGCCGTCCGGCGTCTCAACGCTCACCACGACTGGAAACGCTTCCGCTATCTTCGATTCCATGTCGCGAATTTTCTGGTAATAGAGCTTCAGATCCATCGATTCCTCCTGAATGAAACAGGGGCGAGGCGGTACCCTCCGGGGTCCCTCGCCCCGAACAATCTCTCCCTGACGGTTGCGGCCCCGATCGGAGCCGCGACCGTCAGAAAGCGGATTGCCGTCCTACGTGTTGACCTGCACGCCCGAGGTGCCGCGCAGCACGCCACAGCCGTACAGCACGTCCACCGTGAACTGCTGCGCCAGCGTGTTCGGCTGGTAGCTCATCACCACGCGCATGCCGAAGTTGCCCAACTCGGCGTACTCCGCGATGGCGCCGGTCCCGGGCAGCGGCTGCGGCAGCCGCCGGATCACCAGGCCGAGGGCGTCCTTGGTGAACGCCATGTTGTGGGTGGTCACCGTGCCGGTGCCCGTCTTCTGTACGAACTGCGAGCGGAAGACGAAGAAGTCTTTGACCTTCCCGATGGTGCCTTCGACAATCGCGTGAAGGCCCGCGTCGCCAGCGGTCTGGAATTCGCTGAAACGCGGAATCTGCCGCCAGGTCGAATAGGTCGCCGCGTCCACCACAATGAACTTCTGCTCTTGAGGCGGAACTCTCTGCAAGAAAAGCGCTGTCTCCGCCGCGTCGATGACGGCTTCCGTAATCGGCGTCGCTGCCGTTCCCACCGTGGTGGAGAAACCGGCGTACAGGCTCAGAAGATCGGTCTCGATTCTCTGGGCGATGGCGGCTACCGACGGCTGCATGTAGATCTTCAGCAGGTCGGGAACCGCCAGCACCTTGGTCACGTCCGGAATCTGGAAAGTCGCTTCCACGTGCGTATTGAGCACGATCTGCGCGTTTCCCAGACTGGGGTTTTGCGTCTGCACCGCGTAGCCTTCGAGGATGTTGTTCGCCACCATCGTCGGGGGTATCGGTACGTTTACTGTGTCGCCGGCATTTGCCAGCACCGGCTCGTAGTCGCGATTCACCAGGTTCCCCATGACGAGGTTCCCGACCAGCACCGGCAATGCGTCCGCCGCCACCAGCTTGACAATCGCGCTTGCGACGTTAGTTGAGGTAATAGCTGCCATTCGTTCTCCTTGACTTGATTGTTGTTGCCGGCCCGCTGTGATTCTGGCCGGGTGTTACTACAGGCCCCGAAGGGTCTGCGACGCCACGCGCACGATTTCCTCTCGTACCCGTTGCATCTCTTCCGCGCTCATGCCCGGGCGGATCTGTTCGATGCTTACCGTTTCTCTGCCCGTGGACGGCGCTTTGAAGGTCGCGGTCATCCCGGTTCCGCCCGCAATGCGAGCCGGCAGAAACTCCGGATTCTCATTCACGAACGCCGCCAGGTGCTCCTTCAACGGCGTTTCGCCGGCGTCGGTCCGGGCCACCAGACGCCCGTCCTCGGTTCGCACGATCCCGTCCTGCACCGCCTTGAACGCAATGTCGATCTTCGCCACGCCCAGCCGCTGCAATTCGGCTCTCACGGCCGAGCTTCGCTCCGCTTCCGCGGCCATCTGGCGGCTGCGTTTGTTCTCCGCCACCAACTCGTTCAGCCTGCGCTCCAGTTGCTCCCTGCGCTTGCGCTCCTCCTGCAGTTCCGCCTTGTAAGCCGGTTCATTCTTGGACTGTTCGTTGGTCGCGAACTCCTCGATCGCCTGCCGCACGATCGCTTGAACGTCGATGCCTTCCATATGCCTCCTAAGAAAATTACTCCGTGTATTTCATCCGGTCGATTTCTTCCGCCACCTGGTTCTTGACTTCCTGCCGCGCATCGCTCAGGTACTTGAAGGCCAGCTTCTTGAAGACCTGCTTCTTCAACGTCTCCGAGCCGATCCCCAGATCCAGCAGTTTCTTGGCGTCGTCCAGCTCCGTGCTGAGATCGTCGATGTCGAACTCGTCCAGCCCCGAGACGCCGATCGAAATCCCGTCCTGCCGCGCGGCCGCGATGGCCCACAATACCTGCTTCATGGTGTTTTTCACGACATCGCCGTACCCGCGCAGCACCTCCTGCGTGGTGTTGAAGTCCAACTGCTTGCTTAGTCCGGACTGCCGGCCTCCGCCACTCGACGATCCGGCCTGGATCATCAGGTAACAGACGCGGTAGATTTCGTCCTTCAACTGGTTCAGGTTGTCGGCCGCGATCTGGTAGACCTTGCCGTCCGGTTCCGTCCATCCGAACCGGTCATCCTTCCCGAGTTGGATGTAATAGGATTCCCCGACGATCTGCTTGAACTCCCGGTCCGAATAGACCACCGGAGTGGCGAACAGTCCCATGGTCAGCGCCCAGGAAAGCGCGTTGGACTTATTGAAGTGTTCCAGTTGCAAAAGCGCGGCATTGTTCAGCAGCCACAGCCCCTCCGACACCTTCATCTGGAACATGGGCACGCGCCGCAGCGACGCCAGGCCATGCCGCCCCTGGTCCATCAGCTCGATGGGGCTCGAATCGCCCGCCTGGCGGTACATCAGGTAGTTCTCGCGGTCGTAGTAGATCCAGCGCGTCTCCCGTTCCCACTTCGAATCCGCGACCGTGGATTGTTGCAGGCAGGACGTGCGGATCACCGCCCACTCCAGCCCGCCCGACGGGTCGTAGTTCCAGTTGATGACCTCGTCCGGCCCGTAGTCCACCAGGTAGGCGCGCGACCGTCCCGAAGCGTCCTCTTCCGCGCGCGTCAGCAGGGCGGGGGTTCCCTCCGGACCAGCCCGCGGAAAATCCACCACGATGAAGCTGCTGCCGCATACCATGGTCTGGATGAATCGCTGGCGGAAGAACTCGCTGAGGCTGGCTCCCTTCAAATCGCAATCGTCCGTCAGCGCGGTGTAGAAGCTCTTGGCGGCGGTGTCGGTTCCTTCCAACATCAGGACCGGCTCACGCCGCATCAGCGTGGCCGCATACCAGTCCACGATCGACCCGATGTAGTTCTGGTAGAACATGCGGCTGAGCCGTTCCTGGTAGACCTCGCCCGGCTCTTTGTGCCGGCGCACCAGGTATTCCGAAGCGTCCACCCGCAGCCGTTCGCCGCCCGCGTAGAGGTCTTTGTACTGCTTCCACATCGCCTTGCGTGCGATGTACTCGGGATGTTCCCGGTTAATGTTCTTCATAATGAAAGAAGTCGCCCCCCACGCTCCCCGCCAGACTTGACCGGCATGCATTCCTGCCAGAGCAGATACCCCAGCGCGTCGGACAGGTGCGTTCTCAGCCGGTCCCGGTCCTTGTCGATCTGGTTGGTGTCGGCCTTAAAAGACACCTGCTCGAAATCCATAATCAGTTCCTTGCACTTGAAGTCCACCAGCAGCCCGATTTCGCCGGAGGCCGACCGCAGCCTGGAGTTGGTCAGATTGATCCGTTCCCGCACGCTCGGGTTACTACTCGGCACCTTGTAGGTCACCAGCATGGGGGAGTGGACCCCGAAATACTCGTGGATCATGTCGTAGTCTGACGCTCCGGTGGTGTGTCGCTGGTTCCCCGAAGCGTCTCCGTAGACCACGATTCCGGCCGGGCTTTTCGGAAATCGTTGCAAGAATTTCTCGCAGGCGTCGGCGGTGGTGGAGTGCCGGAGCACGATTTCATCCAGCACCCGCACCTTGCCGCGAACTACTTGCACCACCAGCGAGCTCATCGGATCCACGTTGAAATCCAGCGCCCAAAGCAGCGGCCAGGCAGGATCGAGACTCAAATCCGCAAGATTCTCGTTGCGCCCGAAGGAGGCATATACCAGCGCGGAATCCAGGTTCAGGTACAGGCCCATTACTTCCTGTTGATAGAAGCGTTCGTCGTAGCTGTCTTTGAGCCGGTCGTAGTAATCCGGAATTTGTTGGAGCAGGTACCGGTTCTCGCTTGGCGCGGCGACAATCGCTTCGTACCCCTTGACCGGCTTTGCTATGAACCTCCGGTAGACCCAGTCGTAGCCTTTGGGCGTCCACGCCGCAAAGCCGCACAGGCGCTTTGCCTTGGGGTCGCGCAGACGCCCCTCCAGGCGCAGCCACGCTTCTTCCTGGGTATAGGTCAGCTCGTCCAGTCCGAACCATGCCAGGTTGGTGCCGCGCAGCCGCTCGAATTCGTCCACGGGCCGGAACAGGATTTTGGATCGCGTGTCGCGCATGATCAGCGTGTTCTCCGCCTTGTTGTGATCGAACGGTATCTTGTTCCCATTCAGAATCTCGAATAGCGCCGCCTGCGTCGCATCCCGCAACATCGGGTAGGTAGGCGCACCTAACAGTCCCAGACGCCCCTGGTTCAGATAACTGAGGCGGATAGCCTCATGGCAGACCGCCTGGCTCTTCCCGCTGCCAATGGGTCCCGAGAAGCCCTTGAATCGGGCCTTCGAGTCGTGAAACTTCTGTTGCGAAGGCAGCGGGCTATACGCTATGCCCCGAGTTATTCCGGGGAGTCCGACGTCACTGACGGTTCGACCCATGTGACCTTGATCTCCCTGATTTCTTCCTGCTCGAGGTCGATTTCCATCTGCAGGAGTTTGAGGTAGTCCCCCATGGTCGGCTTGAAGTCCTGGGCCTTGAACCGGTCTTCGATCCCCACAATGGCTTGGTCCAAAAGATCCGAAATACGAATTCTCAAAGTTCTGGGAGCCTTCTTTTCTTCGTTCACCGTGGTTTCCATCCGTGCCCCCCTCAAAAAAAAACGGCTTCGCGAATCCGCGAAGCCGCGCAACCTTCTTCCCAATTCGAGACTAGCACCCCGGACCCCGCATTCAGCCGGGGTCGGATGTCCAAGTGATTGAAAACAGGGGAAAGAAAATTCTTATTTATTTGTGAACAGGAATTTGCCGCCGCTCGCGGCCACCACGCGCAAGGCCGTTTTGCCCACTAACTTCTCGAGCCGCGGCTCCTGCGGCCCTTCCGCCACCAGGTAATACCGCTCCGGGCGCGGCCAGCGCTCGGCCAGGTCGCGATCGTCGATGAAAACGTCCGTGGGCGCGTCCGGCGCGTAAGACCCGTACACCAGGTTATTGACCCGCCCGTTCAGCAACAGCGCGCGCCGGTTGGTGTAGAAGAAAACCGAAGAGAAAGTGTAATACTGGTCGTCCACAATCAGCTTTCCAGGCGGCGCCTGGAGCAGCGCCTCGGCCAGCGGCCGCGACGACATGTATGGATCGAATACCACCAACGCCAGCCGCGCCGCATGGAAGAACAGCACCATCATGGCCGCCAGCGCAGCCAGCGGCACAAGCCTGCGGCCGGCGGGACGCCAGGCCCCTACAGCGCCTACCACAAACGCCACCCCCGCCACCGCCAGCGGCAGCCGCAAGTAAGCGAACGCCCGCAGCGTCAGGTCCGTCATGTGGCCCAGCGAGAGCGTATAGACCTCCGGGTTCTGGCTCAGTGCCCCCGCAATATCGCCCGGCGTGGCGAGCCCGCGAACCACCCACAAAATGCCTGCGATAACCGCCGCCGCCAGCGTCGCCACCACCGCAATCGCCCTGGTGCCGTACCGCAGCCACGGGTCCTCGCCGGCGATCGCCGATCCCAGCAGAAGCGCCAGCGCCGGATAGCACGGCATGGAGTAATACTCCTGCGTCGTCGAAAACGTGAAGAACACCAGAATGAACCCGCTCCAGCATAAGGCCATCAGCCGCACCCTCGAAGCCCGGTCCGGCTGGCGGTAACTCAGTCTCAGCGCCGCCGGGAAATACACGCTCCAGGGGAACAGCCACAGCAGGTGGAACAGCCAGAACCAGGCCCGCGGCACGGTGTTGTAATCCCGCGGATAGCGCAAATTCAGGAACCTCAAAACATGCTCATTGATGAAGTAGAACCAGAAGAACCCATGGTAGGAGCCCCGCTCGCTGTGCATGGTGAAATCGAAATACGGAGGGTTGCGCAGCGTAGCCAGCACGTGCCAGGGCGCGGCAATCGCCAGCAACAGCAGGATGCCGGAG